CTAAAGGCCGCAGTCATGGTGACGTGGCCATTGCTGCGGCCTGCGGTTGGCACGGTGTCCAGGACCGACCCGTGCGAAATGAGGAGCAGGAGCGTCCCGAAGTCCCCGAAGGCTCCATGGCTTTCCGCCGCCGCAGGTCGAGCGACTCGTTCGTGGACGCGGACGGCTGGTAACACATGTTGCCGCCATTTTTTCATGGCAGTATCATGCTGTGATTACGCCACCATTATGTAAGAGCCGGAGCTTGGAATGCCAATTTCACGAGAGGCTGTGACTGTCACGACTGACAGTAGCGGAGCTGCGACGGCTTACTCGAGCGTGCTCAATGGTTTTCTTTACCGCATCAAGATTGTGGATACGGATATGGCCGCCGGGGCTGTTGATTACACAATCACTTCCGAGGACAGCGGTGACACGCTGTTGGCAATTACGAACACAGAAGACGCTGACAAATATCCTCGCCAGCCTGTTGATACCACGGCGGGTGTGGCCATCAGCAACTCGTTCGAGAAGATCCCGCTAAACAATGAGCGGGTCAAGATTGTGGTTGCCCAAGGTGGGGACACCAAATCCGCCACGGTCACCATCTACTGGGAGTTCTAGCGGTGCCTCGAGTCGGTGGGAAGAAGTACCCGTACACGGCCAAGGGCAAGGCTGCCGCCAAGAAGGCCAAGCGTAAGGGCAAGAAGTCACGCAAGAAGTCTCGGAAGAAGTGTAAATGAATCCGAAAAAGGACCGTGACCGCAAACGGCTGTACTCTGCCATTGAGTGGAGTCGCCGCAAGTTGCGTCCGTTTCGGGAGCACCGCCTGACTGCCATCAAGGAGTACGTTGGCTCGCGTTACTCTGAGGATGGTGCAGGCAAGAGGGTGTACCTCAACCTGATTGAACAGGCGGTCAACACCTACGCACGCCAGTTGGCAGCCAGTCGCCCCAAGGTCCTGGTCACCACACGCAAAAATGATCTCAGGGCGCGGGCCTACGAGCTGGAACTGGCTTGCAACCACTTGCTCGAAGAAATCAACTTCGTCAACACCCTGCGTCATGCCGTGATTGAGGGCATGTTCTCGGTTGGCATAGTCAAGGTTGGCATGTCAGCCGACACGCAGGTCGAGATTGACGGGTTCCTTCATGATGTCGGGCAACCCTTTGCCGACATAGTGACACTGGATCACTGGTGCCACGACATGTCGGTCAACCGCTGGGACCAGATCAGCTTTGCTGGCAACCAGTTTCGAGTTCCCCTGGAGGAGGCCAAGGAGAACAAGGAGTGGGATGCCAAGGTCCGCAAGGAGCTGAAGGCCAGCAGCAAGAGCCACATGAACGAGGGTGGTGATGCGACCGCGGATTCGGTTTCGCAGGGTGCCAGCAACTCGGTGGATGAGTACGCCGACTTTGTTGACCTCTGGGAAATCTGGCTCCCGCGAGAGAACAAGCTGATGGTTGTCCCGTCGGCTGGCATGAACGGCACCGTGGCCGGCAAGCCGTTGAGCGTCGAGGACTGGGAAGGACCCGAGGGAGGTCCCTTCCACCGTCTCAGCTTTGCCGAGGTCCCCGGCAACGTGATGGGTCTGCCGACCGTGGCCCTGCTGATGGACCTGCACGAGCTGGTCAACAGCCTGTACCGCAAACTGTCCCGCCAGGCCCAGCGGCAGAAGGACGTGTTCACCTACCCCGGTGGCTCCGAAGAGGATGCCCGCCGTGTGGCCGAGTCGAGTGACGGCGAGACCATCCGCACAGACAACCCGGCCGCCATCACGGTTCACAAGTACTCCACTCTGGATCAGAGCAACCTCGCGTTTGCCATCCAGTCCAAGAGCTTCTTTTCCGAGATGGCCGGTAACCTCGACACCCTGGCCGGCCTGCGTTCCGAAGCACCCACACTGGGACAGGAGCGTCTGCTTTCCGAGAGCAGCCACCAGAGAGTGGCCGACATGCAGGAGCGGACTGTCGGGTTCGCACGCGGGGTGATCAGGGATCTCGCGGCCATCATGTGGTACTCGCCCATGATTGATCTGCCCATCTCCAAGGAGATGAACGGTGAGCAGGTCGGTGACGAGATCAGGTGGCCAAACCCCGAGCAGGAGTTCCTGCCCGAGGATCTCAGGGAAGGCGACTTCTTTGACTACAACCTGGATGTTGAACCGTACTCCATGCAGCACCATCCGCCGGCCGCACGCATTGCGGCCATTGATGCGTTGATGATGCAGGTGCTGTTGCCCGGCATGCAGATGATCCAGGAGCAGGGCAAGAGCATTGATTTCGGCGCGTACATGAAGATCAAGAGCAAGTACATGAACCTGCCGGAGCTTGAGGAGATTGTGGTGGACGCCTCCGGTGAACCGACCGGCGAGCAGGTCCACCAGGAACGGGGTGGCAACTCCCCGACCAGGCAGGCCCCGGTGACGAGACGTGAGAACGTCCGTATCAACCAGCCCGGTGCCAGCAAGGGCGGGGCCGAGCAGGTCCTGATGAACACCCTGATGGGTGGCCAGTCACAGCCAGATGAACGTGCCGGTGCAGCGAGAGGGATGCTCTGATGCCGACCTATGGATACGTCACTGAAAACGGCGAGGTGGTGGACATCCTGATGTCCGTCGCAGAGATGCAGCGTCGTCAAAACAAGGACGGGTGGATTGTGCTGGATGACGGTCGCAAGGCACGCCGTAGCTACAAGGGCATGCTGCCAGTGACGCCGTCCACGTACCCCAAGCGGTCGGATGCCATGGGAGTCCACCCGTCCCAGGTCAACGAGGCGAGGTCTGCTGACGAGCGACTGGGTGTGCCAATCAACTACGACAAGAAAACAGGCGAGGCCATTTACGAGTCTGCCACACAACGCAAGAAGCACTGCGAGGCGCATGGCTTCTTTGACCGCAACGGCGGGTACTCAGACCCGCAGAGGAAATAGGAATGCCAGAAGAAGAACAAGAAGTGCAAGAGACTGAAACGGAAGAGACCACGCCCGAGTCCACCGAGGACGAGGTGAGCGAGGAGTTCTTTCCAGAGGACGAGCCGGCCGAGGAGTCGGACGACGCTTCTGAGGAATTTGATATCACCGACCCCGAAGAGCCTGCCGAGGAAGCGGACGAGGAACTGGAAGACATCCCCGAGGAGGATCTCGAGGAGATCCCTGAAGAGGATGACGAGGAGCCTGCTGGTGAGGCCGACCCAGAGCCGGCCGGGGAACAGGTGGGTATTTCTCCTGAGCTGATGGAGCGGGCTGGCAACGTCGGTCTGGGCAGTGATGACCTGGACCTCTTTGCTTCAGCCGAGGCTCTCGAGCAGTACGTGTCGCGGCGTGAGCAGAAGGTCACGGCAGAGACCAACGCACCCGAGGCCCAGGAGACGCAGGCTTCTTACAACGTCGCACTCGACCCCGAGCTGTACGACGAGGAACTGATAAGTGAGTTTTCCTCGCTTGCCAAGTATCTGGCTGGCGAGATGGAGTCGGTACGTGCCGCCCATTCCCAGGTGCTCAACCACCTGGAAGACGAGCAGCAACGTGCCTTTATTTCCCGAGTCGACGCGAGGTTCGCGTCAGTACCGGATGAACTGGTGGAGGTTTTCGGAACCGGAACGCTTGATGATCTGAATCCAAGCAGCTCCGAGATGAAAGCTCGCCAGGAGGTGGTGGATCTATTCAACACCATCTCAGAGAAGTATCCGACCGAGAGTGAGGATACGACGTGGAACCGTGCTCTCCATGCGTTGCATGGTGAGATCTTAACCAAATCGGAGCGGACCAAAATCAGGTCTTCAATCCGCAAGCAGAAGACGTTGTCCCACCGGCCGACGCAGCGTGAGAGCGCAGCGAACATGACGCCGGAAGAGGCAGCGGTGGCTGCGGTCGCGGCAAGAATGTCTGACTTTTGAGCCGCCTGGAACAGGAGATATGACCTATGGCTCTTAGCCATGACCAGATCCTGGACCTCGTAAAGACAACCCAGAAAGAACTGGGGAAGATGAAGTGGACCGAGATTGCCACTGATCTTCAGGAGTACGAAGTCCTCTCGAAGATGCTCAAGCGTGACAAGGTTTCCTTTGCAACGGGTGAGGGAATCCAGCGGAATGTCATGGTGGATGAAAGCGGAGCTGCCAAGCACGTCGGTCTGTACAATTCCGACGACGTGAATGTTGGCGACGTCATGCAGGTCATGGATGTGCCCTTCCGGCACTCGACGACCAACTATGCGTTTGACCGCCGCGAACGCGCCATGAACGAAGGCCCCGAGCAGATTGTGGAGCTGATCAAGGTCCGCCGTGCGGATGCCATGATCAGCCTCGCCAAGTTGCTCGAGGATTGTTTCTGGGATGATCACAGCGGCGACAACGTGACGCCGTTTGGAATTCGCTACTGGGTCCAGGGTTCGACGAGCCAAGGATTCAACGGCGGAAACCACGCCCAGTTCGCTTCTGGTCCTGGCAACCTGAGTGCCAGTGACTACCCACGTTGGAGCAATTACACAGATAAATTCTCCAACACGACAAAGGCAGACGTAATCAAAAAGCTCCGTCGCGCTCACCGCCTGACGGACTTCAAATCGCCCGTGGACATCCCGGACTACCGGACCTCCAAGGGTCAGAACTACCGAATCTACATGAACGAAGAGACCATCTCTGCGTTCGAGGATATCGGTGAGGCGTCCAACGAAAATTTGGGCAGGGACCTTGCGCCCATGGATGGGTCTATCACGTTCCGCCGCAACCCGTTGGTTTACGTCCCGAAGTTGGATGCTGAAACCAACAAGCCCATTTACCTCATCAACTGGGGTGTCTTCTCGGTCTTCTTCCTGAAGGGCGAGCACCTCCGTGAGGACGGGCCTCTCCGCGTGGCTGGTCAGCACAACGTGTACCAGGTGCATGTTGACCTGTCTTGGAACTCCCTTTGTGTTGACCGTCGTCGGCTGGCCAAGCTCAGCACCGACGGGGCCGCCTAACGAAAGAAAGGAGAACTCAACATGGCTGTTGAAGTTCAATACCGTGGCGACAACTCGGATGCAGGCCCCAGTGATGGCGTCTGGTTTGACGTTGATCCCCTTGCTTCTCCGAAGAAGCAGATTGAAATTTTTGAGGACTTCACTGGTGTGTCGTCCTTGGCACTGACTGGGACTCCTCCTGATGGAGCGGACCCCGGCGGTTCAATTGTCCTCCAGGATTCTGCTGATGCGGCTGACAGTGCGTTTGCGTTCAAACTCGCTGACAACAAGGACCTCACTTTTGAGGCCCGTATCAAGATTGTGACGGAAGCGGTTCTCCGCTGCGGCCTGGAAGATGGGGACAACTCGGATCGTCTGAGTTTTGAGATTGCGTCAGACAGTGCCGTCCTCAAGCATGACAACGCTGCGAACGACGAGACTATTGCCACCAAGGCAATTACCGCCGGTTCGTATGTCAAGCTGGGCTTCCGTGTTCGTGGTGCCGGTGCTGACACCGAGATCACGGCTTACGCCGACGGGGTCAAAGTGGCCTCAAAGAAGGTGAGCGACCTTACCGCGTCGGCTTTGTCGGCTGTGATGCTGAAAGTGTCAGTCGTCAGTGCCGGAGCACCTGACGTGGAAATTGACTGGATCAAAGCGGTCCAGTTGCGCTAGTCCTCCTCACGGCCTGAAACGGGGGGGCGGCTTCGGTCGCCCCCCTGTGGATGGTTTCACATATGCCAACACCTCCAGAACAGATTGAGAGCCTCCACCGTCGGTGGCATCAGGAGTCTTCATGGCATTTGTAGTTGCCAGTCGCGTCAAAGAAACCACCGAGACAACCGGCACCGGCCAACTCGAGCTGGACGGTGCGGAAAGCGGCTACCAGACATTTGTCGCCGGAATAGGAAATACCAACTCCACCTATTACTGCATTGAAAGCGGAACGGCCTGGGAAGTTGGCATTGGCACTGTAACCGACGCCAGCCCGGACACACTGTCACGCACGACTATCCTCGCCAGTTCAAACAGTGGCAACGCGATAAATTGCACTGGCACGTCCACTGTGTTCTGCACGGAGAGCGGTGAGCATGCGGTTGTGGCCAGCCCGTATGAAACCCTGACTGCCCTGAATGATGGCAACACCCTGGTCGCTGGCAGGAAATACCTGGTTGACACATCAGGTGGTGCAACGGCCCTGACATTTCCCACGGCCGCAATTGGGAACCATGGCCAGGCCATCACCGTTCGCAAGACGACCACAGATGCCGACACGGTCACGCTTACTGTGAGCGGTGTGACTATCAAGCTCTGGGCACAGGATGACTTTGTGGAATGTGTCTCGGTGTCTACTGGTCTCGGCTTCGCCTGGAAGGTGTTTAGCCATTACTACGCCCCGCACATTGCAACACTTTATAGAGACGCACGTTTTCCTGCTTCGTCGGCTACGTCGAGCACATACCCAGGGACCTTGGTCGAGTGGACTACCGCCGAGTCCTACAACATGGGTCCAACAACTGATACGTCAAGTACTCATGACATCACTATCACCCGAGCCGGCCAATATGAGGTCTCAGCGTCTGGAGTCGGTTGGGATAATGGATCCAGTTACCGCCAGGACGGCATGATTGAACTGACTCCGAGTGGCGGGTCTGCGGCGTATTACAACAATTCTCATACAGGTCAATATCCGTTGCCGTACCAAGCGGCAACCGTTTCCTGCAACGTGGTCCTGGACCTGTCAGTGGGGGACAAGCTGGCTTTCTACTACTGGGCTGATGATGGATACCTCTACTGGGCCTCGAGCCGCTCGTACATTTACAGGTCTTTCCTCACCGCCAAGGAGATCAGGTGATGGCGAGCGTGGCTATCAGTTCTTTTGACAACATCCCGAACATCATCAGCCTGGCGGGGGCGGATCCCGACTACGGCAGGGTGGCCGGGGGACAGTTGTTTGTTGAGGGGGCAACCCAGTCTGAGCTTGATGCCGCTTATGCTGTTTACGAGTCCGACCGAGAGACCTACGAGTGCATACCGGCCCGAGAGAAAAAGATTGAGCTGATTTCTCGTGAAGCCAACTTTTATGCCACTGAAAGGTATTCAGAGGCCCGGCGGGATTCCCTGTTGATGCTTTATGTCGAGGCTTCAACGCAAGGTCTCAACAACCGGCTGGCATACCTCCAGCAGTTATTTGACTGGGCCAACACAATCATGGCCTACGTCATCACCTGCAAGTCTCAGTTGAACCTATTGCTGTCGTCGGCCGACATAGCCGCCTTCACCTGGGACTTCACGGCATTTGACCTGACTGATCCAAACGTGACCGTCGAGGATGCCCTCGCGATAGGTGACTGATGTACGGCGGACATTCATACGCTGACGCACCCTATGCAGGATTGGCGGCCACAGGGCCTGTCAACAGCACACAGACCCCGTCACAGCTTGGGGTCCTCACGGCTATCCATCCCTCGGTTCCCGCCGTCACCGCCCTGCCCGCCACGTTGTCCTCGGCGTCGGCAGTTCTGGCACCGACTGTTGCAATAGATAGCACGGTCACTCCGAGTGTTGTGACTTCCGCGTCTGCGGTTCTGGCCCCGTCGTTGGTGATCTCTTCAACGGTTTCCCCATCAACGGTGTCGTCTGCGTCTGCCGTTCAGGCTCCGGCTCCTGCGGTCGTGAACCTGCCAGGTTCGCTCTCAGTCTCTGCCTCATTCCCGGCATCAGCAATACAGACTGACGACACAGAGACTCCATCCACCCTCAACCTGAGCGCGGCTGTTCTGGTCCCTGATGTGATTGCTGGCAAAGTGGTCACGCCGGATGCTCTGGCGGCTGCGACCGCATTGGCGGCACCAACGGTTGCGATCAGCTCCACCGTGCAGCCCACGGTCCTGTCGGCTGTCTCCGCAGTGCAGGGTGACCCGCCGTCAGTAAGCCGAACAAAGGAGGTCTCACTATGACCACGCGAGAGGAGACACGGGTTGAGGATGCAAAAATGACGGTCCAGAAGGACGGTGAGTTCATTGAAATCTCGGTCCCCTTGACCATCACTGACACGTTTCATGACGACGGGCGGAAGGATGTCACCATCCAGGTTCCCGAGATCACCACAGGCTCCAGGGCCAACAAGGAGGATTAGTAAATGCCATCAGGTGTATACAACCAATTCAAAACCGAGATTATGAACAAGGTGATTGATCTCGAGGCAGACGACATCAAGGTTGCCCTGCTCGACACCAACCACAGCTTTGACCAGACGCACACCGGTTGGACTGCGCGTGCTACTAATGAACTCTCCGCCACCGGTGGTTACTCGGCAGGCGGGGAATCATTGGGCAGCAAGGTGGTCTCGCAGGAGTCCACGCATGGCAAGTACACCGCAGCCAATGTGTCGTGGACTAGTGCCACATTTCAGGCGTTTCACGCCGTGATTTATGACGACACTCCGTCCTCGCCGTCTAAACCGCTGATCTGCTCTATTGACTTCAGTGGTGGCCAGCAGGTCACCAGCGGCACGTTCACAATCCAGTGGGCCGCTGGCGGCATTATCACAATCACATGACCATTTCCATCACCATCACTGAACCGCTTGGCCTTTCAGGGGCAACCTCCCTGGCCATGGCGGTGAACACACCGGACTTGGACATTCCGTCATTTCGCAGCGGCGGTGTGTTCTCGGTGGTTGGATTCTCCAGGACCTCGGTGACAGGTCCGGTGGTGGCTAAAACTTCAACGTCTTCGGCTGGTCTACTCAGGACTAGTGTGACAGCAGTGGGGCTTGAAAACTGATGGCCAATCTGAAGAAGAGTGATCGCGTGGTCAACGAGGGTTCGGCTGCCCAGTACACGGCAACGCTGAAGGACCCGTCTGGCACCGTGGTCCCCAGGTCAAACCTGACTGCTCTCGGACTCGTGCTCTACAACCAGCGAGACGGCTCAATCATCAACACCCGTGGCACACTCTCGGGGACCGACTACACGTTTCAGGATGTGCGACCGACCACTGATTCGGCGGTCAACAACGTCACGTTCCATGCCACCTCCGGCCTGATGACTTGGCAGATACAACCGGCTGACAATGCCATTGTGGACACGACCCTGGCTCCCGGCGAGAGCGAGACGCATGTGGCTGTCTTCAAGTTTTCCTACACATCCGGCAGTGACAGCTACACCGACTACCACACAGAGGTCTTTGAGGTTGAACAGGTGAGGGTGATCTGATGGCGGAAAGCACGCTCAACGCGAATTACCATGACCTCAGACGTGAGGTGGGCAGCTACTACGGGTTCGGCCGTGTGCCGAGCGACTTCCAGCCGGCTGACGCCGAGATTGTGGAATCCGTCATCAAGAGCGGACTGCGCCAACTCTACTTCCCGCCGCCGCTGATGGACCGGCCACCGCACCAGTGGACATTCCTGCGGCCGACCACCACGCTGACGACCACGGCCCCGTACACTACCGGAACGGTGGCCATTGCCTCGGGTGTTGTCACGTTGAGTGATGGCACCTGGCCAGACTGGGCCGCCGAGGGTGATCTGAAGGTTGGCGGCACGACCTACTCGGTGGCCTCCCGTGGTGGAGGCAGCCAGATCACGTTGGATGACACGAGCATCACCGTGACTGGCAGCAACACCTACAGCCTGAGCCGGCCGTCCTACGACCTGCCTGACAGCTTCGGGACCATGGTCGGGACCATGACCTACTCGCCGGGCATCTCGGCCACCCAGTCCATTGAGCGGATTGGTGAGAACCAGATGCGTGCGTTGCGTCAGCAGTCTACTTTGATTGAGAACAAGCCGGCCAAGGTGGCCATTGTCCCCATCACCAAGACGAGCACGGCCAGCACGAGATTTCGGGCACAGTTCTATCCAAGTCCTGATGCGGCCTATGTGTTGACCTACAAGTTCACAGTCCTGCCGGACAAGCTGAGCGTTGACGACCTGTACGCCTACGGCGGTGCGGCTCACTCCGAGACGCTTCTCGAGAGCTGCCTCGCCATTGCGGAGAGTCGCATGGAAGACGAGCCGGGTATCCACCACGGCCGTTTCCTCGAGCGGCTGTCGGCCAGCATCAGTTATGACCAGACCCTGTCGGCCGAGAGCCTTGGCCTGATGGGTGATAATTCAGATGGATCCGAGTGGCCCATGAACCGCGCGGACAACCGCGTGACTTACAAGGGTGTCCTTTACTAGGGAGAGTGAGAGATGAGTAAGCCTATCAACCTGCACAGTGCTGACGAGACCATTGTTACGCGGCCTGGCCGTGGGGCTTTGATTGTGGCCTCGGACACGGTGCCCACCGGAACGCCAAGTGGATATTCAATGGGGTGCCTGTACATCTGCACCAGTGCCGGCAATGAGAAACTCTACATCAACACCGGCACGGACGCCGAAGCGACCTGGACCGTGGTTGGTGACCAGTCCTAACGGGAGTGCATCATGGCAAGAAGCCGTGTGCAGGACTTCACGGTCAGGTTCCCAATTAAGGGCCTGGATCAGTCGCGTGGTGTTGAGGACCAGGACCCTCTGACATCTGCGGACCTACAAAACGTGCGTCCGTTTGATGCCACCGAGAACCGGGCGAGGGGAGGCTCTCGGTCGGGGTTGGGTTCGTATGTCCCCAAGGATTCTGGGAACAGCAACCCGGTCCAGTGCCTGGTGGAATACTACGGGACCGAGCTGAACACATCTGATCCGGCCGGTATCCAGAACCGTGCCGAGGGTGCGTTGGCTGTCATTGGGGGGTACATCTACAAGATCACCTTTGGGTCGAGTAAGCCCTACACAATGGCCAAGGCGGGCGGCCAGTCGTCGTCGGCCCTTTTGTCCACCACGGCCAAGGTGATCTGGGCTGCACCAGTATCCAATGTGGTTTACTTCAGTGACGGTGCGGGCAACCGTGTCTTCTTCGACGGCGAGGACGACACGGTCAAACCCTGGGACTTGGGGACCTATGCTGCGGCTGATGTCGAGCGGCCATTCCGGTACTCCGACGTGTTCAAGACCGGCAGCACGACCGAGCTGACCGAGCACGGCCTGACCCTGACCGAGGCAAGCGAGGTGCAGACGGCCGTGTTGGGGGGAACCCCCACAACAGGCACGTTCAAGTTGAGTTTCAAAGGTGTGTCCACTACGGACATTGCCTTTGACGCAAGTGCGGCAGATGTTCAGGCGGCTCTCCAGGCCCTGAGCACAATTGGCACCGGCAACGCGACCGTGGCCAGGACTGGTGGTGCCCCGAACTTCACCCACACCATCACGTTCGCGGGTGATCTGGCCAACCTGAACCTGCCACAGATTGGCGGTGACGCTTCGGGCATGCAGGTGAATGAGGTCCAAACTGTAGACAGTGACAGTGCCTCGTCAGGTTCCTTTGCTTTGCAATTGGAAATTGACAGCACGACATACACCTCCGACCTGATTGCGTTTGATGCGAGGCCAGAGGATGTGGCCATTGCAATCAGCGAGGGCATGTCGGTGGTGAATGCTGGGGACGTGCAGGCGACCGGTGACCCCCTGGACGAGGGCAATGTCTTGGTCGAGTTTCGCGGCCAATACGCCGGGACCGACATGGCTCTCATGACGTTGACGACCAACACCACGGGTGCCACACCCACTATCACTCAGACCACGGCCGGAAACACACCAACCCTCACCATGGCCACCACTACGCCGGGTGTTGGTGTTGCTCAGGCTGATGACGACCGCGTGTTAGAGGCTGTTGATGGGTCTGGGTTTCGGGGAAAGTTCCCCAATGAAGCGGCTGCCAATTCTGAAAAAGAATCCATTGCAGTCACATGGGGTGACCGCGTTGTGCTGGCCGGCATCAGCAATGATCCGCAGAACTACTACATCTCACGCTATCAAGATCCGACTGACTTTGACTGGCGTCACAGGCAGCGTGATGTGAACAAGGAAACCAATGAGGAGATCCGGCGGTACAACTTCCAGGTGGCCTCGGAGGTGTCCGCGTTCAACACGCAGCTCAAACAAAACGTGGTGGACTACAACGCCAAGATTGATGCCCAGATCACTCGGGCCAACGCGATAGGGGCTGCAAATGCCGAGGGCTACCTGGTGGGTTCCACCCGCTACGGGGCGAGCACCTGGGTCAACAAGGTGGCCAGCAACTACTACAAGGATTATGACACGCTCAAGAAGGATGCCGAGGCTCACGAGAAGGACCTGCTGCCCGTCCGGTACGGTGATATTGAGGATGACACAGACCGGGCCGTGGTCGGCCGCTTCAGCCCGCTGGGGTTGATTCCAGACACCATCACCAGCCTGATGCCTTACAACCAGGACCTGCTCCTGTTCTTCTGCCAGAGCAGTATCTGGGAAATGAGTGGTAGTCCCAACACCGAGACGTTCCGACTGCGTCCGGTCACCAAGGTGATTGGCGGTGCCTCCGGCCGGAGCTGGTGCCTCGGTCCCAACGGGGACATCTTCTTCGTCTCGTCTCGTGGCGGGATTTACAACCTCCAGTTGCAGGCTCCCCCTCGTCGGATCTCGGCCAACCGGATTGATGAGTTCATGTCCGACGTGGACGTGGCCAATAGCTACATCAACCTGACCTGGAACGAGGAGGCCCAGGGCTTCCACATCCACATCACCCCTCATGCGGACGCCGCCACCAAGCACCTGTTTTATGACGTGCGAACCGACGGCTGGTTTGTGGACAAGTACGGCAGCACTGACCTGGACCCGTCGGCGGTGTTGGCTATCAACGACCGGACCAACGCGAAGCGGGATGTGGTGTTGGGTTGTCGGGATGGTGCGTTGCGTTACCAGACTGTGGGTGGCTCACAGACGACCGACGACGGCACGGCCATTGACTCGTTTGTTTTGCTGGGTCCATTCGGCAGCCAGGACCGTGAGCGGTCCATGATGATCACGGGCTTGCGTGGCACCATTGGCACTGGCTCTGAGCCGGTTGACTACGAGGTGCTGCGTGGCGACACAGCTCCCGAGGCGTCCGCGTCCGACCCTGTGGCAACTGGCACGTGGAATGATGCCAGGTCCACGGTTGACCGCCAGCGGGCGTCAGGTGGCTCACTGTTCATCAAGATAAAGGGTGGGGGTGATCCGCCGTGGTCCTTTGAGCGGGTGCTGACATCCTCACGTCTGACCGGACGAGTGTTCGGGAGGACGTTCTGATGGGAGCGTCTAATCTTTATGTAAAGCCGGCATGGAAAATCAAGAATGCCTACTTGGGGAAGGGATATTACGAGCTTGATTCTGGGTCCACCAACTACCCAACTCCTTCCGGCCAATATGGTGGAGTGTTTTACGTCCAGTCGCTCACGCTTTACTTCTATGGGATTCCTGGCTCGGAAATAGCGGGTTCCTGGCCAAATGGTTTGATCAGCGGAACATATTCCAGTCCGTCTGAATCAGTCACCATCAATCCGCCAACCCCCGCAGCCATCTCGACGGCCGCACACGCGAAATACGGCAGCCAAACCCCACGAGAGGGCACGTGGCACGGAACCACCTACCGGCCCGAGGAAGGGCACGACGTGTGGGTTACCGGGCACGGCAACACGGATTGGGATTTCCCTTACCACGGACCAGCTCACACTGGGCCAGAACATTACAACCACTACACCACGGGAGAAAACCGCGCCAAGTTTACAGACTTCCCAACCACCAACAGCACTTCTGTGTCATGGACTCATAGTCCAACTTCCAACGTCACACACACAGACGACAACTTGGGGACTTACACAGCAGCTACAAATGTTTGGACACCCACAAGTTCCAATGTGACTCTGAATGCAGAAGACTGGCACGCCAAGATGGTGAGCGCCGAGGCCATTGTGCCGACAGTCATCAATCAGAACGGTTTGTACCCAACCGACTCCAGCTCAGCGGTTGCCAAGTACGGTATTTATGATGTTGCCGCCAACACCTACACGGCCGGCAGCACAGACAAGCTCAGTGCCGACGGGTGGCACACCGAGTTCCTGAAGGCCAAGAATGGCCTGGCTGTTGCGAGGGCTGAGATTGACCGGCTGCTTGGTCAGAACCTTGATCAGGTCGCGACTGAGCCTCCCCCTCGCGAGGAGGAACTGAGGGCCGAGGAGTTTGATCAGTCGCCATGGGTTCATGGTGGGGTGGCGGATGACCCCCTGGTGGAATTCCCTGAGTTTCCGGTAATTGAGTTTGCCGAGCCGGAACCGGTTGAAGAGGAGCCAGAAGCACCTGACGCGGTTGTGGTTCCTGGTCTTCTACGCCGTGCCACCTTTGCGAAAGACACCGAGACAATCTCGTCATTCTCCGAGTCAACTCATAATGAGTTGACATTCACACCTCGTGAGACGGTGTCCCCTGAGTTCACAGATGAGGGGGAACCGGATGCCTGATTTCACACAGTATGGCAGGCCCGAATGGCATGTGGGTTTCACTGGGTTTGCGTTTTCGTCGGGTCTCCCCAACCGTGTGGTGCCGTATATCAAGGCATTCAAGTTGCACCTTTACGGCGGGGATGTTGGTGGGAGTTGGGGGAGTGAATCTGAGTACATCCACCTCTATCCCCCAGATAGGAGCGAGGTCATATCAGAGATGCGGGGTAAGTATGGAAGTTCCCGGTTGCCTTCCGGTGACTTGTGGAGTGGCTCCAGGTATTACCCGCGAGATCATGACAATGACACTGTGTATGGGTGGACATCAAACTCGCCGTGGAACTACTCAACCAGTGGTGATGCCGTCACTTGGACGACAGCAGGTTCGTCGCTTCACTGGAACGCTTACATTCATGACGCGCATAGCTCTAGCGTAACCGGCGACCACACCGGCTCCAGTCGTGGCAGCTTCAGCTCGTCAAACTTCACATGGACGGCCGGCAGCGGGACCAGCAGCAAGTCGGCGGCCGACTGGGAAAACGAGGTGCGGTCAGTCGAGACTGACATTGCGGCGGCCGTTGCGGTCAACGGCCGCTACCCGGTGTACCCCGGCACGACCGAGACCTTTGGCACCTACACGGCCAGCACCAACACCTACGTTGCAGGTGCGGCCGACGCCCTGAACGCAGACGACTGGTACACCGAGTTCACCCAGGCTGTTGTCGCCCTCGAGGCGGCCATTGTTCGGATTGGTGACCTGCGAAATGATCTGGGTGACCGGGTCATCAACCGTCCCGAGGACGAGGAAGAGCTGGAGCCGCTTGAGGGACCAGGCCCGGTGCCCGAGCAGACGCACCGCGAGTCCGAGGTCTTTGTGGAACCACTCATTGAATTCCCCAAGATTGAGTTTTCACTTGAGGGGATCAAGGAACCCGAGCCGCCGGCCAGTGATGACGTGGAGGTTCCCGGCCTGCTTCGGGTGGCCAACTTTGCCAAGAGAACTGACTCGGTCTCGGCGTTCTCACGTCACACCTACAGCGAGTCCAGCTTTAGTCCTCGCGAGACAGTCTCGCCCGCTTTCAATAAAGACGAGGAAGAGTGATGCCAGCAGCACAACCCAGTCGCCGGTTTGGCAGTGTCGTCCAAAAAGACCGGGGCATTGGCTACAACCGCCGCGTTGGTGCGGGCTTCCAGCAGGCCCCACGGTTTGAGTACCGCAAAAACCTCACCGGCCCAGCCCAGATGGAGCCGGGCCAGGTTGATATCTCGGGTCCGGTGCAGGCCGCCATGGAAGCCAACCAGCGTCAGCAGCGAGCCGAGTCAATGAACCAGCAACGCCGGTATGGCGGCAACCTGTACGGCCGGTCCAACTCGCCCACCCGTTTCTCGAGACAGACCCGCGTGGGCAACATGATGGTTGTCCAGGGCAGCAGCCAGCGGCGTGGTGGCGGGCAGGTGATGATCAATCTCGGATCTGCTGCACCGAGCGGCTACCGCCGTGACCATGGGGTCCAGGCTCCCGGTGCCAGCAGCAATTACAGTAATGGCCGGATCACGACCAAGTGGGGTCACGTCCCCGCCTACGCATAGGACAAAAACATGCCAAGGCTATACCTCCCTCCGCAGCGGCCACAGTTTGCTGGTGCCCAGGCACGAGTTGACCAACAGCAACAACGCCAGCAGAAGTTGCAGCACTTCAGTTATATGCAGCAGTCCCGTCAGGCTGGCCAGATGCAGCGTCAGGCCCAGCGGGCGGCTCAACAGCAGCAGGCGTTTCAGGCCCAGCAGCTCCAGGCCGACCGTGACTTCCAGATGCAGCGAGACCGGTTTGGTGCGCAGCGTGACTACAACATGCAGGAGCGTCGTCTGGGTGCGGCTGCCGAGGAGGCTCGCCTGGGCCGCGAGTTCCAGATGGATCAGGCTGATGTCCGGTTCGGCCAGCAGCAGGACCTGGCCATGCAGGAGCAGGACTACCGGCTCCAGCAACTGGATATTGCTGCCGAGAATCAGTACCTGAGCACCGAGCAGCAGGCCCAGATCCAGCGTGAGCGTGACATACTGGTCAACGAGATGCAGCGTGCGGCTGCTGCCGAGGGCCGGTTCGAGCAGTTTGGCTACGGGCAGATGGCTGCTGATGCGGCGGCTCGCCGTCCGCTGTCGCTTGCCGACCAACAGAGAATGATTCTCGGTGATGCGTTCCAGGCGAGGTCACAGTACCGGGGTGAGGACATTGCGACCCGAGGGGCACACCTGCAACAGAAGTTCACTCGAGAGAATGCTGAGCGTGCAGAGC